CTGTGGGATGATTACAGGGAAGCGGTGTTTGACACCTTCCCTGATCTAGAACACACAGATACATGGGCAGAGTGGGAGGAGAAAGGAACCTCCCTCACTGCTAATGTGTACTCAAACAAGTACATCCATAAGTCTCGTGAAGTTCTTATCTGGAATGAAAAGTCCAGTATCTACAATACCATCATCTATCCTAAGACTGGTCAGAATCTACCTTGTTTTGGAATGGACTTGATGGGGTTCTTTGAGAAGAAAGTCATCTTGGTATTTGACTTTCAGCATCCTGTAGAGAACTATCTTTTCTCCCACCCAGATCTACCTAAAGCAAAAGGTGATTATAGGTTCTTTGAACCAGGTAATCACTTCTCGGAAAACATCTATGTTGCCAAGTGCACCATGTCTGAAGTTAACGAACACCTTGACATGTTCAAGAAATACTTGACCATTTACAAGGATATGTTAGAATGTAATCGACCTAATGGGTTTGCTGTTCATTCTACTTACGGTGATTTCGACAAGTACATGAAGCGCCTAGATCCTGTTAGTGGTTATCTACAAAGCACTTTTGGTGCTGACAAAGCAGAATCTCTTGTAAACGATTTCCTTTTCTGCTATGGTTAATTCCTGGTCTTTACTTTATGATGCAATGAACGACGACGACATGCTTTCATTCAATGTAGAAGGTGTTGATCTCTCAAGTGAGGTCTATCCACCTGTTACAGGTAACGTTGACATCACTGTCAACAGTGAGCGTTTCAAATACAATGAAGACGCTATCCTCAAAGAACTGAAAGAATACATCAGTGCTACTTACAATCAGCACTACTCTAGTGAGGGTATTCAAACCCTTGACTTGATTGAATCCTGCGGTGATGGTGAGGCATTCTGTCGTAGTAATATTTTGAAGTACGCTTCTCGCTACGATAAGAAAGGCACTGCCCGCCGTGATATTATGAAGATCCTGCACTACGCAGTCCTCCTACTCAACTTTAATGATAAGAACGCAAAGCGTGAATCCTATGAAACTTTCTAAAAGCACTCTTGACATCCTGAGGAACTTCTCCTCTATCAATGCATCGATCCGCTTTAAGAAAGGACAAGAGATTTCTACAATCTCTATTCAGAAAAACATCTTGGGTCGTGTTGTAGTCAAAGAAGACTTCCCCCAGGATTTTGCTATCTACGATCTTGGTGAGTTCCTCTCTGGTCTGTCTCTATTTGATGATCCTGAGTTTGACTTCTCCAGAGATGGTTGTGTCAAGATTAGCGATGGTCGCAATACCTCTCGCTACTTCTTTGCTGATCCATCTACCATCGTACAACCCCCTGAGAAGCGTGTAGAACTGCCTACAAAGGACGTTTGCTTCACGCTCTCTGCTAGTGATATCTCCAACATCATTAAGGCAGCAGGCGTCTACAGCGTGGAAGACGTGTCTGTTGTGGGTGATGGTGAGCGTGTCAAGGTTGTGGTTCGTGATAAGAAGAACGATACCTCAAACAACTTTGCGATTGATGTAGGCACAGCAGATGCTACATTCTGCTTCAACTTCAAGGTTGAGAACTTGAAGATCATGCCTGGCAGTTACTCCGTTGTGATTAGTCAACACAACGCTTCCCTTTTCAAACACGATACTCTAGACTTGGAGTATCTGATCGCACTCGAACTTGATTCTAAGTATGAAGGATGAATTTCTTTGGGTTGAGAAGTATCGACCCAAGACCATTGAGGAATGCATTCTCCCTGCAGAGACAAAGAAAGTATTCCAATCTTTTGTTAACAAGGGTGAAATCCCTAACCTTCTTTTATGTGGAACAGCAGGCATCGGAAAGACAACCGTTGCCAAAGCACTTTGTAATGAACTTGGCGTAGACTATTATGTCATCAACGGATCCGACGAAGGACGGTTTCTCGATACCGTCCGAAACAATGCGAAGCAATTTGCTTCGACCGTCTCGTTTTCATCAACTGCTAAACACAAAGTCATCATCATTGATGAGGCAGATAACACAACCCATGACGTACAGCTCCTCCTTCGGGCGTCTATTGAGGAGTTTAGTGGCAACTGTAGATTCATCTTCACCTGCAACTACAAAAATAAAATCATTGAACCCTTGCACTCGCGATGTTCCGTGGTGGACTTTGGGATCAAAGGAGGGAAGAAGCAGCAGATTGCAGCAGTTTTCTTCGATCGTTGCCGAGATATCCTCCAACGCGAGGAGATCACCTTCTCTGACAGAGTTGTGGCAGAAGTCGTCCAGAAACACTTCCCCGACTTCAGAAGGGTCCTCAACGAACTCCAGCGATATTCCTCGTCGGGGTCTATCGACACTGGCATTCTGGCGTCGCTGAGTGAGGTTCGCCTAGAAGAACTTACGAAAGCACTCAAGGACAAGGAGTTCTCCACTGTCCGAAAGTGGATCGTATCAAATCTTGACAATGATCCTAACGCGATTCTACGTACTGTCTATGACAGTCTTTATAGCAGTCTGACACCTCGTAGCATCCCCCAAGCAGTGTTGATTATTGCCAAGTACCAATACCAATCTGCCTTTGTGGCAGATCAGGAAATCAACTTACTTGCCGCACTCACCGAACTCATGGTAGAATGTGAGTACAAATGAGCAAGAAACGCAAGTCCATGGCACAGCATCAAGTCAAGACCCAGTGGTACTACTGGTTCTGGGGCGCTGCGACGGTCACAGTTTTCTGTGGTCAGATGTACGTGGGTGTAGGATACCGTCAAATGGCAGAGGCGGTATGGTCCGTAGTTGATGTAATTTCTGCTGTACGTGAACCATTTGATGATGACAAAAAACTTGAAGACCCCACTGAGGTATCCAGGGGGCAAATCAAGAGCGTTAACTAAACTGCTCAAGTATCTTCCTGAGACGGAGATTAAGGAGTATCGTGAGATGTTTCTTGGTGGCGGTAGTGTCGCCTTGGAAATGACAAAGCGTCTTCCTAAAGGTACTCCTATCTGGGTCAATGACCTGTATGAACCTCTGTACAATTTCTGGGTTGTGTTGCGTGACAATCCTGTCGAGTTGCAACGCAAACTTGTAGAACTCAAATCTAGATATCCAGATCGTGGTAATGCCAAGGGTCTATTTCTGCAAGCAAAGGATGTAATCAATGACAGAACGAAGAGTGACACTGATAGAGCTGTTGCTTTTTACATTGCTAATAAGTGTAGTTTCAGCGGTCTTACTGAATCTTCCTCCTTCTCAGCACAAGCATCAGATTCAAACTTCTCAATGCGAGGCATCCTGAAACTTCAGGATTATTCTCAGATAATCAAGGGTTGGAAGATTACTAACTTGGATTACTCTGAGTTGTATGATGAAGAAGAGACAACTTTTATCTACGCAGATCCTCCATACGATATCAAAGATGTCTTGTATGGCAACAAAGGATCAATGCACAGGGGGTTTGATCATGAACGCTTTGCTGACATGATAGAAAAATGTCTTTGTCAAGTTATGATTTCATACAATGATCATCCTGACATTGTACATAGATTTGACGAGTGGTGTTTGTATGATTACGAGCACACTTACACAATGAGATCAACTGGTTCCTATATGAAGGACCAGCAAAAACGTCGTGAACTAATTTGTTGTAATTATGGGAAGCTTGGGGGTTCGTGTGACCGCTAGCGGTTACTGTCAACTGTATCATACACGCAGAGGGTGCTATGCCACCTTCTGTCCTAACTCACAACATGCAATCATCAATGGAGATGAGGTGCATGTGACTTTGAAGTCTGGATCTGTTGCCATCTACAGAATCAACAGCAATCAGACTGGCGTAACTGGACCTGTAAGGGTGTTTCCAGCATGAGGAAGAGGCGTAAACATCGCCTCTGGAGAATTTGGGCAAAGGCTATAGGAGAGAAGGCAGGTAGCGATGACAGAGAGGCAGACGCAGTGGCTCGCATACGCACTGCTATATTTTTTTCTTATCTACTTACTAATTGTTTTATTATTGCAGGAGTGATTAGGCATTGGAATTGAAAGACTGGTTAAATTCTATTAACCACACGAAGGTAAACTTACTAGAAGAAGATCCTGATTCTGTTAGGAAGTATCCTCCTTATATTATTAACAGATGTATGTCTGGTCACATCGATGCTATCTTGTTTGCTAATGAGATGAACAAGCATCCGAACCTAGATAAAGATATGCAATATTCTTTTTATCTAAATACATTGAGAAAACGAAAACGTTTTTCTCCTTGGTTGAAGAAAGAACAAGTCGATGACTTGGATCTGGTCAAAAAACACTATGGTTATAGTAACGAAAAAGCGAAGATCGCATTAACTCTTCTCACCAAATCTCAACTTGAATTTCTACGTAAAAAACATGACATGGGAGGCAAAAGATGACTGCGATCTCTGAAGAGGTTACCTGGACTTCCGACAGTATGGTCGAAGTCAGTCTCAAGGAACCTGACGATTTCTTGAAAGTGAGAGAGACACTGACACG